CATACATGAGTTTCAAAGTTCATGTTTAAAATATCTATGGCTTGATCTAATCCCTGTGGAACTTGTCTACTGGTAAATGTTTGACTCTTAAGTGTGAGAACACTGATACTGGTCCAGTCTATGTAGTTGTCCGTGGTCTGTAGTTCTAAACTAGGATTAAACAATACTGCTATCTGTTCCCATATTTGTAGTTTTTGATCTGTGTTGGTAGTCCATATATCTGCGGCAAATGTGGCCAAATATGGAGTAGGCATTATTCTTTCAACAGTGTAATTTGAACCCTGTTGATCCACATAATGCCCTGATGTAGGATCATATAATCTTTCACGTACCTGTACCTTGCTGACAAAGGTAGGATCTTGTCTGCGAGTATCGTCATGCTGTAGATCTTTGATATAGCAGGCAATGAATGGTGCGCTGGCCAATACATTTTCACTGTTCTTATTTAGAATGGCTCCAACTTGTCTACTTAGATCTCCGTAGCGCACAGGAATACGTACCAGCTGACCTTTGGCATCTTTATAACTAAAGTTGCTCATTATTCTCATAAATTGTGTCAAGTATCGTTTTACCTGACCGTCATATGCCCAATCCATTGTATCTCCTTAGTTGTCTGCTCGAGGTTTTAATACCTTGCTTAATGCCTGACGCTCTATAACAACTTCTCCAGCGATAACATTAGTGTTTGTATTGTTGATAAAACTGGTTAATAATGTTTGACGTACTTGTTGTCCTTGGAATGTACCAGACGCAGTATCTTCTGCTCCAAAGTTATTCAATGTCATTCTAACACCATCTTCGTACTTGATCCAATGTCTACCATCATATCTGAAAAGTCTGTTAGGAAGATAATCAGTTCTTAGATAAAATTCTCCACTTGCGGGATTGCTGGGAAATGATATTCCAAAACTATAAGCTGATCCATTTGGTGGTTTTCCGTCACCTGATATATAACCTACATATAAATTCTGATTAGGTGTACGTAATACAGCACTGGCATTCAACACTGCTTGATCCACTGTGTCACTGGTTATACTGGCATCTTCAACTGCCACTAATCCTGTGTCCGCAGTAGTAGGAATTATATACAAACTATTGGTATCAAATCCACTGGCAGGCACATCAAAGTTTGCTTGCTCAATGATCTGATCGTTGATCTCAATGCTTTTCTTGTATGTACTCATTAGATCACGTAGACTGCTACCGTCACCTGCTCCGGCATCGCTATCAAGTATTTCTTTGAACTCTTGACTGTCTACCAATGGTACACATTTAGCACGTAGCAAGTGAGGATACCAAGTTTGACTAAATCCGTTGGTGGGTCTAGTGACATCTTGTACAACATAGAATCTCTTCAATGCCACTAGATTATCGTCAAGAGCATATTCGTCTTTCAAGTGCGGTAGTTCTATGACATCTCCGGCCATGATTTTTCTAGTCAACGTATCTACAGTATTACGCAGATGAAAATGCATCATGATATTATCATTGTTGAGGAACAGGCCAAATTGACTTAGATTAAAATCCAAGTCCTGCATGGTATAAATTCCACGCATGACATATACATCAGGATCATAGTGTCTATCTCTGTTCTCCATGAAGATAAGATCTTGTATGCCCAATTCAGGTATAGGGTTAGAATTAGTGGGTACGCCAGGAGTAGATTCACCTTCTAAGGGATTAACAGGTCCTAGATATCTATGTACATAGACGTCAACTCCACCAACTTGGAATTGCTCAAATATAATGTTGTCCAAGAAATGAAAATCGTTGCCTTTTTCAGGACGGAATAGAGAAAGTTTGGGCATAGTATGTTATTTATAGATATAAATACACATATGAACGAAACCCAAAACGCCCGAGAAACTGTCGTAGAATACATCCGAGCCATGTTAGGATCAGGAATGATCGATGTTGAGCTTGATCCTATTCACTATAATACTGCCATTGATCGCTCTTTAGCCAAGTATCGTCAACGTAGCAGCAACGCCGTTGAAGAAAGTTATGGGTTTTTAGACATACAAGTAGACGTCAACGACTACATAATGCCCAAAGAAGTGATAGAAATACGTCAATTGTTTAGACGTAGCATCGGATCACGCACAGGCGGCGGCGATGGTGGTACATTATTTGAACCATTTAACCTAGCCTACAGCAATACTTATTTGCTGGCAAGTACTAACATGGGCGGCTTGGCCACATACTATGCGTTTGCCAGCTATCAAAAGCAAGTGGGTAAAATGTTTGGTACTGATATTAATTTTACATTTAATAAAACCAGCAAACTATTGACCATTATGCAACGTCCCCGTGCGCCAGAAGAATTACTAATTTGGATGTATAACTATCGCCCGGATTTTAGTTTATTATCTGATCCCTACGCAGGACAGTGGTTAAAAGACTATGCGCTGGCCAACTGTAAAGTAATTCTTGGCGAGGCTCGTGAAAAGTTTGGTACTATTGCCAGTCCACAGGGCAGCACCACATTAAATGGAACTGCTTTAAAAAATGAAGGTAAAGCTGAAATGGAAACTTTGGAAATGGATTTAATCAATTACAAAGAAGGCGGAACTCCACTTACTTGGATCACTGGCTAAAACGGTGATCTAACCGTTGACAGTTTAATCTAAATGTAATATATTATAGTATCACGTGAGGATACTATGATCATTGGTTTTGTAGGTTTAATAAATTCTGGTAAAGATACAGCAGCAGATTATTTCTGTAATTTTCACGGCTTTCGACGTGACAGTTTTGCCAACACACTCAAAGATGCTGTAGCAGCAGTATTTGGATGGGATCGCACCCTGCTTGAAGGCCGTACCAAAGAAGCTCGTGAATGGCGCGAACAAGTAGATCCGTGGTGGGCAGAGCGTTTAGGTATGCCCAATCTAACTCCACGTTGGATTCTACAATACTGGGGCACAGATGTGTGTCGTCTAGGATTCCACAACGATATCTGGATTGCCAGTTTAGAAAACAAGATGCGTAAAACCACTGATAATATTGTCATCAGTGATGTACGTTTTCCCAACGAAATTGCCGCTATACACAACGCTGGTGGTATGGTTGTACGTATTAAACGTGGTGTTGATCCCGAATGGTTTGACATTGCTAAATCTTACAACAGCGGACCTGAAGATAATCTGCTATGGGAATCCAGTGGTAAAAAATTAGAAGAATTAAAAATACATGCCAGTGAGTATTCATGGGTAGGCAGTCGAGTAGATCATACTGTGGCCAATGATTCTACCATTGATAACCTGTATGTTCAACTAGAATCTTTGTTAGACAATACCTCTGAAGAATTACCTATAACAACTCGACTAGTATTAGATCTTGTTTAGAAGTCCGGAGTCAGATCTCCCTGACGCCATCGAACTCCTTCTTTGTTCAGCACTCTTTGACAGTTAGCACATATTGTTTTTAAGTTAGTGAATTTACAGTTAGTAAGTTCGCCGTCAATGTGATAGACGTTAAACTGCTCACTGTGTTTGCTGGTATATCCACACTTATCGCAAGCTGACTTTTTCTTATAGCCTGCTTTGGCCCATAGAGGCCTGCCGTCTTTTTTATTGCGAGCACAATGGTCGCAGGTGGATCTATAAAATATCTTATTTTCTTTACGATAGTTAATGGCCACAGGTCGTTGTTGACATTTTTTACATAGATTTCTCATAGCCTACCCCTTTTTGGTGCCCTTTTGCCAAGTATTTAACCCTATTTTTTTTGGTCTATATGCTAAATAAAACAAAGTAATCCATTAAGGAGTTTTAAGATGGCAACAACACTACAATCCCCAGGTATTCAGGTCAGCGTAATTGACGAAAGTTTTTACACGCCTGCTGCTGCGGGAACAGTTCCGATGATTTTTGTGGCTACTGGCCAAGACAACATGAATTCTGCAGGAACAGGAATCGCACAAGGAACCACAGCAGCCAATGCTGGTAAAGTTTGGGTAATCACCAGTCAACGTGATTTAACTGATACATTTGGTACACCGTACTTTGAAACAGATGCCGAAGGCAATCCTGTACACGGTGGTGAACTCAATGAATACGGACTACAAGCAGCCTACAGCGCACTTGGTATAAGCAGCAAAGCCTATATTGTTCGTGCTGATGTTGATTTAAATTCACTAGCACCTAGCGCCAGCCCTATCACAGGTGAGCCAGCAGCAGGTACATATTGGGTTGATACAGCAAATAGTACATTTGGTATCAATGTTTGGGATCAAGCAACCAACACATTCAGTGTTAAGACTGCTAAAATCATTGATAACAGCAACTCCGCATTATACTGGAACGGTACTGTACCAGTAGCATCATTTGGTGTTGTAGGCGATTTTGCCATGGTTATCACCAGCACCAATACCAATCAATTATTTTATAAGAGCGCAGGTGGATGGGTAGCTGTTGCTAACACATTTGACAGCGGTAAGAAATTGGTTATTGCTCCGCATTATCAATATCCAGATTTTACAACATCTACTGGAATAAGTGCTGCCACAGGCAGCGTATGGGTTAAGACAACCACTCCTGGCCAAGGCGCAAACTGGGCTGTAAAATATTACAAGAGCAGTACCAAGACTTGGACTACTACAATCGCAAATATCTATGCTAGTAAACAAGCAGCAATTGCCGCGTTAGACAGCGTAGCAGGTGGAACCAACATTCCATTGGGTACTGTGTTTATTGAATCTGATTATAACAATCTAGTCAACGCAGGAAATACTGCTGCGGCAAACTTCAAGTTATGGATTAGATACGCCAGCGCACCAACCACAGTTAGCGCAATCTCTTCTGCGGTGTTAAACAGTGCTAGTACTTTCACTATTAGAGAAACACTGGCCAGTGGTGTATTTGGATCACCTGTGGTAGTCAGCGTAGCATCATCTCCAACTGTTAAGTTAGGTTCAAACATAGCTGATGCTATCAACACCAACAGCAGTTTAGTTAACATAAGTGCTACATGGGATGCCACTAGCAACAAGTTATCTATTATTCACAAACTAGGTGGCGACTTTGAACTAAAAGATACATCCGGCACACCATTGTTTGGTGTATCACAGATGCATTTTGTTGGTAATACTCCAACACAAGTAGGCAATGCTAACTTATATGCAGCACCTAGCGGAGACAACTATACAGCAGTAGCTTCTAACTGGAAGCCATTGGTATATGAATCTTTACCAACAGCACCTACTACAACTCCAGCAGATGGAACATTGTGGTTTGATTCTGATCTTTCCGCAGATATCTTGTGGAACAATGGAACTAGATGGGTAGGTTATAAAAATGGTTTTGCTAGTAGCGATGCTGCTGGTCCTACAATCAGTGCTACAATGCCAACTACACAACAAGATGGCGCAAGTAGTCTTGTATCTGGTGACATTTGGATAGACACATCTATGCCAGACATGTATGGCAAGAACATTTATGTATACAATGGTACAACCTGGGTTCTACAAGATGTCACAGATCAAACAAGTCCAAATGGATGGGTTTTCCAAGACGCACGTTGGGCCACTACAGGAACAACATATACAGCCAGTAGCATAGTAGATCTACTATCTAGTGACTATGTTGATCCAGATTGTCCAGATCCTGCCTTATATCCAAAAGGCACAAGATTGTTCAACACACGTCGTAGTGGTAATAATGTTAAGAAATACCACAGCGGATATGTTAATGTAAATGCCAATGGTGGTGTAAACTTACGCACCGGTGGTAGTTTAGCCAATGATGTCAGTGATCGTTGGGTAACAGCAAGTCCAAATAACGTGGATGGTTCTGGTACTTTTGGTAGACTAGCTCAACGCGGTGTGGTTGTAAAAGCCATCAACGCAATGATCAGCGCAAATCAAAGTATCCGTGATACTGATACATTAAACTTTAACCTAATTGCTTGCCCTGGTTATCCAGAAGCAATGGCAGACATGGTTGCGTTTAACACAGACATTGGCCAAACAGCATTTGTGATTGGTGATACACCATTCCGCTTAATGCCAACTGGTACAGAATTAACCAACTACGGAAGCAATGCTGTAAAAGCCAGCGACAACGGTGATGATGCTGCTGTTACTTTTGACACACATCTAGCCATGTTCTACCCAAGTGGTTATACCAATGACAACAGGGGCAACAAGATTGTTGTTCCACCAAGTCATATGATGTTGCGTACATTTATCAACAACGATGCTAAGAGTTATCTATGGTTTGCTCCAGCAGGTACACGTCGTGGTACAGTGGATAATGCTACATCAGTGGGTTATGTTAGCACAGAAGGCGAATTCAAGACAGTATCCTTATACGAAGGACTGCGTAATGTATTGTCTGCGCCTGAAGTTAGAATCAATCCTATCGCAACATTGCCAGGAGTTGGTTTAGTTAACATGGGACAATACACAAGAACTGGTGTGGCTAGTAGCCAAGATCGTATCAACGTAAGTCGATTAGTATCTTATCTACGTAGACAACTAGGTATCTTGGCCAAGCCTTACTTGTTTGAACCAAATGATGCTCAAACAAGAAAAGAAATTAAGACAGCTACAGAAAGTCTATTGTTAGAATTAGTAGGTCAAAGAGCATTGTATGATTTTATTGTGGTTTGTGATACAAGCAACAATACTCCTGCAAGAATTGATAGATCTGAACTACATCTAGACATAGCTATTGAGCCAGTTAAGGCAGTAGAGTTTATCTACATTCCATTGAGATTATTGAATACAGGCGCAATCAAGGCCGGTAATCTAGGTTCAATGTTGTCTAGTTAATGATATAAAGAATAAGGAGCATTAAATGCCAATCGCAAGTTTATCAAGATTTACAGTTCCGCTATCAACAGACCAAAGCAGTTCAAGCCAAGGTTTGTTAATGCCCAAGTTAGCCTATCGCTTTCGCGTTACGCTATTCAACTTTGGCGTTGGCGGAGATCCATCAACAGAATTGACCAAACAGGTTATGAGTGTTGATCGTCCTAAACCAAAGTTTGAAGAAATCAAACTTAATGTTTATAACAGCACAGTGAAATTAGCTGGCAAACCTAGTTTTGATGACATTAAATTGTCAGTACGTGACGACGTTACCAACGCCGTGACACAAAAAGTAGGCGAGCAAATGCAGAAACAATATGACTTCTTTGAACAAAGTAGTGCTGCTTCTGGATTAGACTACAAATTCACCACTATTATCGAATTGCTAGACGGCGGCAATGGTGCTTATACACCTACTGTGCTAGAAGCATTTGAAGTACAGGGTTGCTGGCTTAAGAATGTAACTTACTCCGGCGGTGATTATAGTAAGGCCACAGATGCTATGAGCATTGACCTAACTATTTGCTACGATAACGCACTACAACTTGATGGTGCTGGCAACGTAGTCGGACTAGGAACACCAGTGGGACGTACACTAGGAGCACTATCTATCGGTAGTTAATACTAGATAGCACACTCAAAAAAGCCCAGATATAAACTGGGCTTTTTTGTTGGCATAAATAATTATATGAGCAACGCTTTCACAAATTTTCTAAGCAATACAGGTGGTACTTACTTTAAAAGCTACAGTCACGCCACAGGTCTATATGTAGACAATACATATGCCCGCGCACCTAAACTGGGATTTTTGTATTTTGTTGCCTTTGATATTAATCCTAACGCACTGGTAGATACTGGTTGGAAAACACAAGGCGGATTTGAGGACATAGGCCTATTGGTTCAGAAAATTGATATGCCAAAGTTTAAGATTAAAACTGAAGTCTTAAACCAATATAATCGTAAAACACAGGTTCCTACAGTACTAACCTATGATCCAGTTAACATAGTTTTCCACGATGACAACAGTGAAATCACTAATGGACTTTGGAAGAACTACTACAAATATTATTTCGCAGACAGCAACTACGGTGATCAACATGGTGGCATGAAATCTTTTGATGATACCAAGTACGGCAGAGATGATTACAGCTACGGTCTTGACAGTTATCAAAGTGATCCATTTTTCAATAGTATAAGTATCTATGTATTACATCAACAACAATTTACACAGATACTATTAAGCAATCCTAAAATCACAGGATGGGATCACGATACATTAGATCAAGATGCCGGGACAAGTATACTAAAAAACAAAATGACACTGGTCTACGAAGATGTGACTTATTATCAAGGTGACATTATCAAAGGCGATGAGCCATTTGGATTTGCTGCTAGATACTACGATGATGTTCCTGGCCCACTAAGTGTTGGTGGTAATCCTGCTAATAGTCGAACATCTAATACAGGTCAACTACCTAACAGAGAAATGGTATTTGGTGCTCGCCCAGGTCCTACACCTCCACCAACTAAATCCAGTCAAGCACCAATTATATTTCCTGAAAAGAACTATCGTTATGGTGTTGGTCAGCCCAGTGTAAGTCAATTACAAAAAAAACAAGCTCAACAAAGTTTCCTCAAATTAACAGTCACAGGTCTAGGCGGAATACAGCTAGCAGGTGGCACTACCATAGGTGGAGCAAAACTGGGATTCAATATATTCTCAGGTAGATCAGGTGTACATAGTGTTGGTACTGTCACCGCCGGTCCTGTTAATCTCATAGTTAAAAAATAATGTCAACTAATTTTTATAATAATCTTCCTCCTTCGGCGCCCAACAACGACGCTACTGTACGTGCATTTGACAATTATTATAATCAGCCATTTGAATTACATGCTGGTACATTTAATATGATGAGAGGATTTTTTCAAAAACGCGGATTTGAAGACTCAGCTGCCGAATCTATTGCTGTCACTATAATGAAGCAATCTAAAATTGATGGATACAATCCTTTACAAGTTTTAGATAATTTACAAAGTTTAGACAATGTAGAATTAAATTCAGTGATAGCAGAAATATTAAACTACAATCGTTTTAAAACCAGCTTCTTGGGCTACTCTGAAGGCTTTGCTCCCTACGCAGAAGTTGCGAGAAATATCCTAGCATGAGTTTAAAATTCAGTCAGGGTGTCTACACCTTAAAAAATCCTGAAAAATATGTGGGTAATAAATTGCCCTATTGTCGCAGCAGTTGGGAAACCACGTTCTGTATGTTCTGTGATAACAATCCCAGCGTACAACAGTGGTCCAGTGAACCTGTAAAAATACCCTATCAAGATCCACTGACTGGTAAACATACTGTGTATGTGCCAGATTTCTTAATCACCTATGTGGATAAGAATATGAAAAAACATGTAGAGATGGTGGAAATAAAACCAGCCAATCAAACTGTGTTAGAAAAAGTTGGTAAAAATCCCTACAATCAAGCACAGTACGTTAAGAACATGGCCAAATGGGAAGCTGCTAGTAAGTGGTGTAGGAATCAAGGTATTAAGTTTCGTGTAATTAACGAGTCTGATATATACCAGAACGGTAATAAAAGACGTTAAATAACAGTATGACTAAAAAACTTCAAGAAATATTTGATCTTCCCATGGACACAGATCCTATACCAGATACTAAAACTGAAACCACACAGGTTCCTACTATTAATTTACAAGAAAAGTTAGAAGAATTTGATAAAATATCCGCAGCATTGCCTAAAGTAAAAGGACTGGGAGATATGGCTGATTCAGAGTTAGATGCGTTAGCCGCTAAAGCAGAACAGGCATATGACGATTTAATGGATCTTGGTATGAATGTAGAAGCTAGATACAGTACACGTATGTTTGAGGTAGCAGGGCAGATGTTAAATGCTGCTATCACTGCTAAAACCAATAAAATTGATAAAAAATTAAAGATGGTTGATCTACAGTTAAAGAAGTTGGCCATAGATAGGAAAAGTGGCGGAGAACCCAATGGAACTGTCGAAGGTGAGGGATATATACTCACAGACCGCAATAGTATCTTGGAAAAACTTAAGAATATGAATAAATAATACATTATGAAAACATTCAAAAACTACCTACAAGAAAGCACCCTAGCTAAAAAATACGACTTTCGTGTTAAAGTAGCTGGAGACTTTACCAGTGAGCAAGAAGACAAATTAAAGACCATGCTGGCTAGATATCAAGTAGAAACTTTCAAGAAAGTTGGAACAACTCCTATTCAAGAGTTGCCTTTAGATTTTCCACAGATCAAGAACTGCGAAGTTAGCATCTATGAAGTTAGTCTAAACTATCCTACTACACAGCAAGAACTAACAGAATATCTTTCCACAGGTTTAGAAGTTAGTCGTCAGAAACTAGTTGTTCGCAAACCCGGCGAACCCACTGAAGAATACCAACACATCGAAGCAAACCCAAGAACAGGTGCTTTGCTTGATGACCCAAATTATAAAGAAGCAGGTGATCCTAAGTTTGAAGATTACTACGGAGACAAGTACAATAGTGGATTTGTCAAAGAGTTAAACGACTTACTAAAACTACAGCGTAAAGCACGTGGTGAAGAGATCCCAACAGAAGGCGCAGCAAAATACAATACAGATACTCCTGCCCACACAGAAAGTCCAATAAGGAAATAAAAAATGCAAATGATCGATGTACTAAAGCGTCTAGCCGAGCTTGATGCCACCAACACAAATGTAGTTCCCGCTAAGACCGTGGTAAAAGAAAATACCGATCTAGCAGAATGCGGTATTATGCCCGATATGGGTATGATGGGAGGCATGCCTGAGCGTCCTGCTATGCCAGCAAGTATTAACATGACAGCTGGTAGCGGTGAAGAACTTAGCAATATGCTGGCCACAATTATGCAATTAGCAGGTGTACATAAAGTAGAACCTGATCATATGGGTATGGATCACGATCCAATGACACTAACAGCAGAGCCTGCTGTAGTTGCTGGACCACATGCTAGCGATGGTGAGGTCATGCGCGGTGTTATTGATAAAATGAATCCAGAAATGGGCGACGAAGAAGGTGATGAAGAGGGTGAAGAAGAAACAGACGAAGCACAGTATGACAACGGTCCATCTGATCCACGTAAGCCACCTGCTTTCAAGGCAAACCAATACGCCCATCAAGAAAATCAACCTGGACAAGGTGATAGAATGGATGGCAATATGCCCAAGGCTACAATGGAAGCGAAGTTAATGGCTGAATATCAAGAATTCTTAAACGAAGGCAAAGAATGTTCAACATGCCACAAGCCAATGAAAAAGTGTGAATGCGACGAATAATAAACATAGGAACGTAGTTCAAATAGCCTCTTCGGAGGCTATTTTTTTCATTAAATAAGATTATGGTAGCTGAAAATAAACTGGTCAAATCGGCCAACGTAACACAAAAGTGGACAGAACAAGATATTGAAAACTTGTTGAGTTGCCAGGATCCTGTTAATGGGCCACATTTCTTTTTAGAAAATTTTTTCTATATTCAACATCCTACCAAGGGTAAGTTGCTATATAAGCCTTACGAATATCAAAAAAGATTAATTAACAGTTATCATAATCATAGATTTAATGTAAACTTACTACCTCGACAAACAGGT